GCCGTGGTCTCTGGTTCAGGCATCTCTTCTACAGAAGCTACTTCCATTTCTATTTCAGCTTCTACCGTTTCTACATTAACTGGCACTTCCATCTCTACCTCAGGAGGGGGTAACTCCATAGGTGCAGGAGGCGTAAATTCCATATCAAAATTCATTTCTAAGTCAATCTCCATTTCTACTGTTTCAACTGTCACCTCTTCTGTATCAGGTTCAATCGGTGCAAAATCTACCATGCCATCATCTATACTTATATCATTGTATTCAAATACTTCTTCTACAAATTCAATCTCTACAGGATCAAAAATATTTAAGTAATATATTTCTTCAAGAGTTGTTATTTGTTGTGTAATTATTGTGTTAATTACATTGTAAAATACATTTACAGTAACATCATCAAATAAAGGACCAATAGCAAGGTTTATATCCCTACCACCTACTTCAACTGTTATTCTATTTAAAACACCACTGAAATCGAAAGACCCATTATATGATTGGTATCCTGAAGCCACTCCAGTTTCAGACAAGATATCAGTGCCTTGAAAGACCGTGTTAGATCCATCACGTCCTGTAATGTGCATGTATATTCTATCTTGAGCATCTCGTTTTTCGACTTCAATTGAATACCTTACTTGACCACCTCTGTCTATTTCTAAATCAGATATATCAATGTTATTAATTATAAAAGTTGTACCCATTCCAGATACACCCATTGTTGATGTGCTATTTCCTGATCCTGTAATCTGTGCACATCTATCTGCACCTAATTCACCGCAAGTATTACCAGTAGGCATAGAAGCAGGGCCTTGCCCGCCCCAGTCCGTTTGCATATTACCGTCATCCTGAGATCCTACATATCCGTTAGAGCTATCTAAAATATTACCTGAATCTTCGTTAGTAACAGTTGTAGTGGTGGTCGTTGTGGTGGTTGTAGTGGTTGTAATTATCTCTGTGCCTTTATCTTCTTCAGTTATTACAACACTTTCTTCTTCTGTAATAGTTACGCCAGGTGTACATAAACCCTCTACATCTGGTAAACAGGTTGTGTTTGCTTTAGAATAAGACGATACCAGTAAGAATAATAAACAAAGTTTTAAAAAGAAGAACTTCATCTTCACTTGATAACTCCTTTGGTTCTGGTTTACTTGCTTGTATATAATCTGTTTTGTACTTGCTACCATCTGGAATTTGATCGGGATTATCTTTCCAATATTGAGCAGCTTCCGCCCCGATAAGACCTTGAACAGGACACGGAGTCCCTGCATCGGTCATCGCAGACCACACACGAGGGTCCTGACACAAGATACTCACCGCTGCAACTTTCATGCCATAGGCATACATAGACCTACTTAATTTTAATTTTTGACACAGCTCATCGTCAATAACTATGCCACTCGCAAGTCCTACAATATTATTTTGTACACTAGCGCCAACACCCACCTTACAGATATCGCTGTTAGAATTTATTATAGAAGGTGCATTTGCAGTAGGCGGGGTGGAGTTCGTTACAACCGTGCTAGACACGGTATTCGTCTCTCCCCAGGCCTTACCTGCAAATAACAAAAATATTATTAGAATGTATTTCATTTACAAATACATTCACCATTACAGTATTCACACATAACAACCTCCTTATCCTAAACTTGCCATCAACTCAGACATCCTTTTTGCCCGGTTCGGGGTTTGTTTGGCCCAACGAGAATCGAGCATTTCAGCTGCTGCTGTTTTATAATCTGGTGGTGTCTTATCTTTTAACGCAGACCACATGTTGCGAAACTTACTAACACCTGTTTTTCCAAGCTGAAAAACCATCTCCACTAATATTTCCTTACAGTGATCGTGGACTGTGTATTCACCTAGTAATTCTTCTGCACCTGATATAGCGTTTTCTAAATCTTTTTCCAATATTTCCATTAAAAATGACTCTTCATATTCTTTGTCATCTTCCCAAAAATCTTCTACACAGAGGTGGCCTACCCCCACAGTTCTTTTGCCTAAAGTGTCTAAGTATACCTTGTTGCGGTAACCCTCATTAGAACGCACTGAAGCTAAAAGTCTTTCCATATCCATCTATTTTTCTCCTTAATAATCTATAGTTTTAATCAAAAATTCTTCGATCCACATTACTCTATCATCCATTTGAATGATCTTTTCTTTAATTACTGCAATATCTTGTTGCATTTTTGCAACAGCATCAGCTTTTTTCTCCACAGCGTTAAGTCTTTCAGACCACATACCCCATGTAATACCAAAACTAAGCACTATGCCCGTTAACCATATAGCGTCTTTTGCAGTAAACTTACTAAACATTATACTCCCACTCCCCTTCATCAGAAGGATCTCTAAACATTAAACTGTCGGCCGCCATCATATCATCCATGCCACCGTCTTTCAAACCAATAATACCACCATTAGCAACATTAAACATTTTAGGTTCTTCAGGAAATCTTACATTTTTTAATACAGGATTTATTTGTTCATACCTCTCTGGCATTCCCTCTCTCATTTTATACACAGGGTTAATTTGTTCAAATCCAAGTTTACCTCTTGGATCTTCGTACATAATAGGATCTGCCTGTATTTCATCCATTTGTAGTCTACCATCAGGTCTTGTTCTTTCAGCTATAGCTATTTTCTCAGCCATCTGTGTTACCAATTCTTTACCTTGATCTGTCAAATCATCATAACTTGTACCAGGTCGTAATCTTTCCTGTGCTATCAAAGTATTAATAGCCTCATCAATAAAGTCAGCTGGAGACCCTGTGCCTATGTTAGACTTTCTAAGTGGCTCCATAAACAAAGATAATGCTGAATCACCAAGTTTTTTAAAAGGACCTAAATCTTCACGATATAAACTTTCTGCTGGTTGATCATTTTCTGCCATCATGATCCCTGATCCGAGAGGCAAGGGCTTCATTAATTCATCTTTAAGCATCTTATCAGTCTCTTCTTTTACTTTCATTTGCCCTTCTGTTTCAGGTTTTACATTAGAAAATTCTTTAATATCTGCAATTAATTCTCTTAATCCAGCAGCTCTATCTCTTACATTATCAGCTTCTGCTTCTTCCATAGGGTCGCCACCTTCTTGTAATTGTATAATGCCACCGTCTTTTGCAGTTACATATTGTAAATATTCATCATAAGTTCCTGTTCTATATTTACCTAATACAGGGTCAAAAAAAGTGTAAAAAGCGCCAGGTCTTGATACAAATTGATTGCTTGGATCTGCTGGATCTGTAGGGTCAGTCGGGTCTGTAGGAACAGTTGGTTCGCTTGGTTGTTGCCCTGATATAGGATCTCTGTCACCACCTCTATCCCCTTTCATTCTATCAAGTTCCATTCTTGCATTAGCTATTTCTCTTACTAAACCTGATGAATTAGGTAATTCTTTTGCTTTTTGTAAATCCATGGAGGCCAACATTTCTAATTCTTGTCTATTGGTAGGTTTAAATCCATATCCACCATCCTCAGTATCTCCATAATATAATTCTGGATTTTGAGTTTGTATAACTTTATCTAACCGTGGTCCGAGAGCCTTTTTTGCATCTACTTGAGACGTAAAATTATCAGGGGTTCCAAACCCTAAACTTTGAGTAAAAGTCAGATCAGGATTATTTTTACGTAATTCTAATACTTCCAACGCTGTAGGATCTGCAGCTGTAGGTATACCACCTTGAGCAGTAGTTAATAAATCACCTATATTAGTCACAGGTTCTCCATCTATTTTTAAAGTATTAGCTAAAAAACTACCTTTAGCACTAGGATCTTTTAATTTTTCAACTATGTTTACTAACTCATTAAATTCTTTATTATTCAAATTTCTAATTACATAGTCGGCAGGAATTCCTTGTTGTTGTGCTTGATAAAGTTTTTCTAAAGTATTTTGTCCTACAACTCTATCACCAAATATTAAATCAGCTGCTTGAGCTATGCCAGTTAATACTTGTGGTTTTAAAAGATCATAAGGAT